TCCCGCCAACCCCAAGCGCCCACACAACATGTTCTGATCAAGCGATGAAAGCGCGCGTCGCGTAGCCATGTCCGTCCCTCAGACCGCCGCCTCAACAGCGCGACGGCAACGAATAAGACGGGTTAGCGAGAACGAACCGGGGTTGCGGTCGGGCGCGATGCGCGATTCGATCGCTCGCACGGTGGTGTTGAGCAGCGCGACAAGTGGTGACGCGGAAATAGGCTCGGACGATCAGCACATGGTGTGGTTCGAAGTGGGCACTGTTCAGCAACCGCCGCGGTCGGCACTCGGGGGCGCCTTGGTGCATCGGGAGGCCGATGTAGTGGCGGTGATCGGGCAGCACGTCATCAAGGGGCTGGTCGGCCCGGGCGTGCCCGGCGGGTTCTTGCCGATCCCCTAATAGCCGGTGATCCGGCTGGCGAAGTAGCCGCCCAGGACCCCGCCGACCAGCACGGCCAGGGGCACCACGAAGCCGAGAATTAGCATCGTCAGCGCGAGACGGACGAATTGGGTGCGCGTCACATCGGCACCCTACCATTTGCGGGGCGCGGCGTGAACGTTTATCAGATTGGTGTCAACATCGCGCTGTCGTCCAATGCAGGCGCGGTGTTGGGCCAACTCGGTCGGCAGATGCTCGGGCTGCACCAGTCCGTGCAACTCACGCAACAAGCGTTGCGCAACATGCAATTGGCCGCGGTCGGCGCGCTGGGGGTGGTGGCCGGCACGGGCGCGCTCCGCACGATGTGGTCGCTTGTGGATGCGGCCAAAGAGTTCCGCCATCAAATGGCGCTCATGCAAGCCGCGAACTTCTCGCCGGCCGAGGTGGCCGGCGCGGCGCGGAAGGCCTGGGAAGTCGCAGTCGCGGTGCCCGGCACCACGGCCACCGGGAACCTCGCCCTGATTGCCGACCTGCGCAACGTGCTCGGCGATCAGGCGAAGGCCGAGAAGGTCGCCGAGGTGATGGCCCGGGTCGGGGCGGTGCTGGAAACCGTCACCGGTAAGCCGGCCGAGCAGGCGGCGTTCCAGTTTGCGCGGTTCCTCGAACTGCGCGGCGCTCTTGTAGACCCGAAGACGCACCAGATTGACGAGGAGCGGCTGCTGCGCCAGGCGCGCATCGGCGAGGCGATTATTGTTGCCACGCGCGGCCGGGTCGGGCCGGCGGAGTTGCTGAACTTCCAACAGCAAGCCCGCGCAGCAGGCGCGATGCTGTCCGATGAAGGCATGATCAACATAGTGCCGTTCCTGCAGGCGAGCGGCGGGTTTCGAGCGGGCACTATGTCGGCGGCGGTGGTGCAAAACCTGATCGCCGGCGTGCTGACGCAACGCAGCGCCAATTGGCTCGAAGAAATGGGGCTGTTGCCTGAGTCTGCCGTGCATGTTCAGCGCGGCGGCCACATCACGATTGACCGCGATAAGCTCGCGGGGTCTGACGAACTGCTGCATGATCCCCTAAAATGGGCGGAAAACGTGCTGATGCCCGCCCTCAAAAAACACGGCGGCACCGATGACGAGGCGATGACGAAGCTGCTGTTGCAGTCCGGGCTTCGTCAAACCTCGATCGGTGAACTGGTCGAGTTGGTTCGGAACTCGCCGGCCTTCAATAAGGATGTTGAAAACATAAAGCGTGCGCTTGGCACGGACCAATACGACGTGCTGCTGAAGAACGACCCAACGCTGAAGATGAAGGCGTTTTCGGATGCCTGGCAAAATCTCATGACGGCGCTTGGCTTGCCGATGGTGGATGTTGCGACCACTGCAATGCTCAAGGTTGCCAGGGTCATGAATGATATCGCTGCGTGGGCGGCGGCGCATCCCGAAATGGTCGGGATGATCGAGGGTGTTGCGGCGGCGATCGGCGTTGGCGTGACGGTCGGCGGCGCTGTTACGCTGGTGGGCGCAATCGCGGCCCTGGCCGGGCCGGCGGCGGGCGTAGCGGCGGCGGCGGCGGGCGTCTCGGCGCTGGCGGCGGCGGTGGCGGTGCTGTCCGCCGCGGTTTCGCCTTGGTTGGAAAAGCACCTCGGGCCGGGCGTGAACGACCCGGCCTTCCAAAAGCGGGCGCCAGGTGAGCCGACCGTCTACCCGTGGACGATCATGCCGGACGGCCGGCCGCTGTGGCAGCACCGCGAATGGTGGGGTTTTGGCAAGGGCGATTCCGGACCCATCCCGACGCCTGCCCCGCCCCCGGCCGATCGTTCGGTGCCGCCCCCGATTCCGCTGATGCGCTATGACGCGCCCTCTCCGTCCCCGGCGGATCGTTCGGTGCCGCCGGTGGTCCTACCGGTGCGCCAGGATGCGCCTACCGCGGCGCCGGTGATCAGGGCCGTATGGGATGGCGCGTCCCCGACGCTCCGCCTGATCGAGAGCCCCGCGCCCGAGACGCCGCGGCGGGCGCCGTCCGAGCTCGGTCCGGACGACATGCGGCCATTCGGCGAACGCTATCGCGCCCACGGCCGCAGCGGGTCATGGCCGGCGGAACTGGGGCCGGGCGAGGATCGCCACGTCATGGAGGGCTTCCGGAACATCCCGCGCCGGTCACCGCCGGGGCGGGCGTGCGAGCCGGTGCTGGTGTGGGTCATGAACGGCCGTGATATTGCTCGGGGCGTCACACTTGAGCAGACACGGCACCTGACGGCGCCCGAGGCGGGGCCGACCTGGTATGACCGGCGCACCACGCCGTTGCATCCCGGCGCTACGGAGGCCGCATGAGCGGCCTAACGTCGGCACTCGCGAAAGGGGTCGGGGTCGTCGACCTCGCCGGCTCGATCCTGTTCGGCAGTGACGGGCCGGTAATTGTCGGCAGCGTGGCGCTCAAATCGTTCGAGGTGCCGGAATCGATCACGTGGGGCGGTGCGCAGCGCACCGCGGTGCATCGCCTGCCGGGCGGGGCGCGCGTGATCGACGCGATGGGCCGAGATGATCACGACATCACCTGGTCGGGCATTTGCCTCGGCGCCGACGCCGAATCACGTGCGCTCGCGCTCGATCAGATTCGCGTAGCCGGGCAGCCGGTGCCGCTGTCCTGGGGCACGCACTATTTCCAGGTCGTTGTCACGCAAGTCGAGTTCGAGTCGAAGTTCGAGCAGGTGCCCTATCGCATTACCTGCCAGGTGATTGCCGACCAATCCTTCGCGCCGGGGCCGGATTTTATCTCGACCGCGCTTCAGGTAGTTGCGGATGTGGGCCAAGCCGTCGACTCGGTGGCAGGCATATTCCTGGCGCCGGCGGGCGTGACGTTCCCGACCTACTCGACCGCGGCGACAGCGCAAAATGCGGCGGCCCTGGCCGCGGCCGATGCTCAGGCCGCGGCCGCGGCCCTGGCGTTCGCGGTCACGGCCGCGGCGACGGCGGCGCAATCCGGCTTCACGATCGGAGCGAGCACCACGCTTGCCGCGGTGCAGGCGATCGAGGCGGCCGACGCGGCAATTGAGACGGCCCTACAGGACGCCGGGACCACCTTGGCGGCTGTTGCCGCGGACGCGCCAGAAGGGGCGTTGACGGGCACCCTAGCGGATTTGGCGGCGGCGATTGGCGCGGCCGGGGTGGCGGCGCAAGCAGCGGCGGCCGGCGGGTTCGTCGGGCGCGCGAGGCTGAACGCCCAAGGGGGCGCGGTATGAGCGGCTACCCCACGATTACGGTTGTGTCGGGCAATCTGTTTGACATCGCCGCGCGCTACCTTGGCGACGCCACGCAAGCTGTCCGGATCGCGCAACTCAACGGGCTGCGCGATTTCTTCATCACCGCGCAATCCACTCTGCTGATCCCGCCAGTGAATTCGAGTGCAGCCGGCGGCGTGCCGCAACAGACATGAGCCAATCGATCGCGCGTCAACCGCGGCTGCTGGCACTGGTCGGCGGCCGGTCGATCCCCGGCCTGCTGGCGGCCGAGGTGCATATGAACAACTGGTATAAGGGCGATCGGTGGCGCGCGGAATTCGCGCAAACGTCGGATTCGACCTTCACGCCCGCCTGGTGGGCGGACCTCGGCGGCACCGGCCCGGGGGTGCAGTTCGACCTACGCTTCAGCCTCGACGGCGGCCAATCCTACACGTCGCTGATCATCGGCAATGTCGATCGGGTCACGATGGACCCGCTCACCGGCTTGATCGAGGCCGAGGGCCGCGACCTGTCAAGCGTGTTCATCGAAGCCAAGACGCAAGAGACGTTCCTGAATCAGACTTCGTCGCAGGTCGCGCAAACACTCGCGACGCGGCACGGCATGACGGCGGACGTAGACCCGACCACAACGCTTGTCGGGCGCTGGTATGAGATCGACCACGATCACATCACGCTCGGGCAGTTCTCGCGGACGACAACCGAATGGGATTTGCTGGCATACCTCGCCGGTCGTGAGGGGTTTGACCTCTACGTCACCGGCACCACGCTGCACTTCCGCCAGCCGGTTGCCAGCACCGCGCCGGCCTGGCCGGTGCGAATTCAGCCCGGGCAACCGGTTGTTGCCAACGTCACGGATTTGCGGCTCGAACGCGCGTTGACGCTTGCCAAGGATATCGAGGTGTGGGTGCGTTCGTGGTCGGCCAAGCAGGGCCGCGGCTTCACGAAGAAAGCGCGTGCGGTCGGTGCGAAGTCGGCCAGCGCCGCGCAGTCCGCGAATCAGGTGGGCACGACCACGCAGCGATACATCTACGTCATACCAAACCTGAGTGAAGCCGACGCGCAGGCACGGGCAAACGCGATTCTCGCCGATCTTTCAAAGCACGAAAGGAAGATCGAGTTTTCGGCGCCTGGCGATCTGACGCTCACTCCCCGCAACATGGTTCAGTTGACCGGGCAAGGCACGCAGTTCGACCAACTATATCATGTGGACGTTGTCACGCGCCGCGTAGCCTTCAACGAAGGATTCACGATGCACGTGGCGGCGAAGAACATGGATGATCGGCGCTCCCTGCAAGCAATTCCCGGATGATGGACGCATGGATTAATGCCATGCGCGGGCACGCTGCGCGCATGGACGCGGGGCACCCGGTCGGCCGGTGGGGGCTTGTGTCGTCAGTAGACCCGAGCCGGCCTGCGGTGCGTGTAGAGTTGCAGCCCGAGGGCGTGGTGTCGGGGTGGCTCCCCTTCAAGCAGCCGGCCGCCGGGTCCGGCTGGGGAATCATCGCGCTGCCGGTCGCCGGCGACATGGTCTGGTGCGAGCCGGACGGCAGCGCTGAGGGTGGCTATGTGGTGGGCGGCGCCGCGCACAACGACGGTGCGTTGCCGCCCGCCGTGCCCGCCGCTATCGCCGGCTCGGCAGTGCCGGCCGCCGGCGGCGAAATCCTGTTCGTGAGCAAGGCCGGCGGGGTGCTCCGTCTCTGCGCCGATGGCTCGATCTACATCCGCGGCACGCTCAACGTGCAGGGCGACATCCGGGCGTCGGGCGAAATCACGCGCGGCTATGGCACGTCCGATACCGTGACTGTCGGCCATCACACGCACAACCAAGGCGTGGACGGCCACGGCGACAACGAAGTGCCGACCAACGCGCCGAACCCCGGGACATAGATGACAGATATTGCGCACTATTTCGGCAACGACCTAGCGGTCGGGGCGACGGGAGACCTTGCGCTCGCGACGGGCGATATTGAGGTGCAGCAGCGCGTGTTGCGCCGGCTGTTGACGGCGACGGGCGACTATCTGTGGCAACTCAACTACGGCGCAGGACTCGGCGCGATGGTCGGCCGGCCGATGAACGCGCAGCGCATCGCGGCAATCATCCGGACGCAAATACTCCAAGAGGCGACAGTAGCGCCACAACCGCCCCCGACGGTGGACGTGACCGGCGGCCCTGACGGCACGGTAACCGCGACGGTCGCTTACACCGACGCGCCGACTGGCAATCCGGTGCTGTTGACCTTTCCGATAGGGTGATCAATGACCCTTTATCTGCAGTCGTTCAGCGCGTGGGTCAACCAACAGGTCGCGCAAGTGCAGTCTTCGGCGACTGCGCTGTTGAACATGACGGTAGGCTCCGTCACGCGTGCGATCCTCGAGGCGAATGCCTCGATTGCGCTGTGGGTTCAGTGGCTCATTCTGCTAGTGCTGGGCACGACACGCGCCGCGACATCTGCGGGGTCGGACCTTGACACGTGGATGGCCGATTTTGGGCTGACGCGCGAACCCGCTGTTGCGGCCACGGGATCGGTTACGTTCTCGCGGTTCAGCCCGACCGGTTCGGCTCTGGTCTTGCCGGGCGCCCAGGTCAAGACTCTCGACGGAACGCAGGTCTTCACCGTGACAGCGGACACCGGAAATTCGCGGTGGAACGCGGCGCAGGGTGGTTATCTGGTGCCCGGCGGAACCGCCAGCGTCACGGTGCCAGTGCAGGCGGTGAACCCTGGCGTGCAGGGCAACGTGCAGGCGGGTGCCATCGCGTTGATCATCGCCGCAATCAGCGGGATAGACACCGTGACGAATCCGGCAGCGTTCACGAACGGCCTCGACGCCGAGATGGACTCCGCCCTGCGATCTCGGTTCACGGCCTATATCAACACGCGTTCGCTAGCGACGCTCTCGGCTATCGGCTACGCGGTGCAGTCCGTGCAGCAGGGTCTCACTTGGTCGATCCAAGAGGGCGTGCCATCGCTCGGATACCTCACGGTGACGGTAGATGATGGCAGCGGCAGTCCGTCAAGCGGGCTGCTGGCCGCGGTAGCCGCGGCGGTGCAGGCAGTGCGGCCAGCCGGGACGACCGCGGCGGTGCAAGGTCCGTCCGTCGTGTCTGCCTCGGTCACTTTCACGCTGACCGCAGCGCCCGGCTACGTGAAGGCAAACCTGATCGGTCCGGCTGTCGCGGCGGTCGCGGCGTTTGTGGACGCGCTGCCGCTTGGGGTGGCGCTGCCCTACTCACGGCTTGCGCAGGTGATCTACGACTCCACCGCCGGAATCGCCAACGTCACGCTGCTGCAGGTCAACAGCGGGACGGCCGACATTGGCGGCGGGCCGACGCAGGTGGTCCGGGTGTCGAGCGTGGTGGCATCGTGATCGGCGACCATGCCGACTTTGTCGGACGGCTGAAGGCGGCGCTGCCCTCACGCTGGTTTCCGGTCGGCGCAACGCCGATCCTCGACGCGTTGCTAGGGGGATTGGCGAGCGCGTGGGTGTCGATCTATGCGCTACTGCAATACGTGATCCTGCAAACGCGCATCGCGACCGCGACGGATCGGAACCTTGACTATATCGCGGGGGATTTTTTCGGCCTCGATCTGCCGCGCCTCGCCGGCGAGCGGGACGCGTCCTACAGCCTGCGCATTCGTGCGGAGATGTTCCGCCCGCGCGGCACACGTGCGGCCGTGATCCGCGCGCTGACAGACCTTACCGGCCGTGCCCGGCACGTCTTCGAACCGGCCAACACGGATGACACCGGCGGCTATCGGGCCGGGGGCGTCGGATACGGCGTCGCGGGCGGCTACGGATCGCTGCTGTTGCCATTCCAATTCTTCGTGGTGGCTTACCGCCCCGTGACGGGCGGCATCCCGCAGGCGGCCGGCTACGGCTCCGCCGCGGGGTGGGCTGCCACCGGCGCGGCCGGAATCGTCAGCCCGGTCGGCGCTTACGGTGGTGGCGTTACCGAATACGGCTCCCTGAGCCTGGAAACCGGTGTGATCACCGATGCGGTGATCTACGCGGCCATCAACGCGGTGCGGCCGGCGGCCAGCATCGCGTGGACCCGAATCAGCAACTAGTCGCAAGGATACCACTGTGGACCGCATGCTCGTCTATCCGGGCGCGATTCCGCTCGAAACCGATTTGCTGAACACGAACAAGTTCGCAATGCTTGCGCTTGGCTTTCTGGCGCAAGCCACGATCGGCACCGGCACAGTGGTGGACGGCCTTGGGCTGCTCGCCACCTCGCCGACCCCGGATATGCACGTCACCGTCGCGCCGGGATCGATGTTCAGCTATCAGCCGGTGGACAGCGCCGCGTATTCGTCGCTCGGGTCTGACTCCGCCGACAGCGTGGTCAAGGCGGGAATCAACCTCACCGCGACTACCTTTCTGCTGACCGCGCCGAGCACGTCCGGCTATTCGCAAAACTACCTAATCGAAGCTGCCTTTTCCGAGACGGACGGCGGCAGCATCGTCTTGCCATACTACAACGCTGCGAGTCCGAGCAGCCCCTATCTTGGGCCGGGCAACAGCGGCGCGGCGCAAAACACGATCCGGCAGCAACGCGTGGCGCTACAACTCAAGGCGGGTGCCGCGGCGCCAGCCGGGACGCAGGTGACGCCCGCCGTGGATTCGGGCTACGTCGCCCTCTACGTGATCACGGTCAACAACGGCCAGACCTCGATCACGCAGGCACAGTGCAACTCGGCGTTCGTGCCGGGCGCGCCGTTCATCACGACCAAGCTACCGCAACTCCGCATGCGCCTGAGCGCCGGGCTGAATCTCTATGTCGGTGGCAGCGGTTCCAGCGACTCGAATAACGGCCTTTCGGCATCGACCGCATTCGCCACCGTGCAGGCGGCATGGGATGCCTTGGCGAACGGATACGACCTCAACGGCCAGACCGTCACCATCAACCTCGCCGCGGGCAGCTACAACCAAAGCGCGACGCTCGGCGGGTCCCTGACAGGGCAGTCGTCTTCGCCGGTCATCATCACCGGCCCGTCGGGAGTCACCTGGAATAACGCGGGCGCGGCCCCCACCATCTTCGTTACGAATGGGGCCTTCGTCCAAATTCAGGGCGGCATGACGATCCAGCAAACCAACGGCACTGCCGTGGGGGCGCTGGTGGTGTCGGCCGGCGGGCGTGCGCTGCTCGGCAATCTGAACTGGTCGAACTCGAATTCGCAGCACATCTTCGTCGGGGCGGGCGGGCAGGCGAACGTCGTAGCGTCCTATACCATCAGCTTCGGCCCGGCGATCCACGTCGGAACCACGGCCGGCGGCACGTTCTCATGCGACGGCAGCGAATCGGGAGGCTTCACGATCACGCTGACCGGCACTCCGGGCTTCGCGACGGCGTATGCCTACGCCAACGCCTGCGGCCTGCAGTATTACGCGAGCACAGCGTTTAGCGGCAGCGCCACCGGTGCACGCTTCAGCGTCAGTTCGGGCGGTGGAATCGACACGACCAACGCTGGCGCGAATTACCTGCCGGGGAACTCCGCCGGCAGCACGACTTCGCCGGGGTGGTATATCTGATATGGCTCAGCAGCAAGTCTATATGGACGGGCTGGATATAGCCTCGGCCATATTGGTCGCCGACATCATAGTCGTCGGGCAGGGCGGCACGGGCACGCCGGGAAGCGCCACTCCGCGCCAAGTCACCATTGGGCAATTGCGGACTCTGTTGGGCTCACTTACGGCTGTTGCGGCTGGCGCGGGCCTAGCCGGCGGCACCATCACCAGCAGCGGCACGCTCAGCTTGGCGGCGGTTGAGCCGGGCGCGGTCCTCGCCAACACGGGAGGGGCAACTGCCCCGCCCGGACCCGTGACATTGTCGGCGCTGCTCGACGTGGCGCTGGGCGCCACGCGCGGCACGGTGCTGTTCCGCGGTGCTGCAGGGTGGGCCACGCTCAGTCCGCCCGCAACCACGGGCTACGTGCTGACGCATGGCGGTTCCGGGGCCGATCCTGCGTGGGTTCAGTTCGCCTCGATCATGGGCACCTCGGTTCAATCTCTGCCGACCGTAGACCCGGGCACGGGCAGCCTTTGGCTGAACGGCGGCGCATTGGAGATATCGCAATGAAGCGTCTCTTGCTCGCCACCGCAGCGATCGGCGGCTTGCTTGCTGCCGCCCCGGCTTTCGCCGCGCCGGCCAATCCGACGGTTTTGCCGACCGGGGCCAGTGCCGCCGGCACCATCGGCGATCTCTTCGGGCGGCATCTGTCGCCCGAGGACAAGGGCGCGCCGGCGGATGGGACGCACGATGATACGGCCGCGTTCAACACGCTGGCGTCCTACCTCAGCACAACTTTCGGGGGCGGCAATATCTACCTCAATCCGAAGGTCTACGTGCTGAACAGCGCGAACCTGACCATACCCGCGGGCGTGTGCATCAAGGGCGACTTCTGGCCCGGCAACTACCGCAAGACGAATAACTTCGCGGGCATCCCCTACACGATCAAGCTCAGCCCGAGTTATTCGCTGCTGCCGCTCCGGAATACCTGCATTCAAGGCGTGCTGCTGCTCAACACGAACTGGCATATGCCGGTCAGCCTCGCCGATGCGCTCACGGAAATCTCCGGTTTCAGCGGCACGGCCATCGCCTCTTGCGGCGGCTCGGACGCGTCCACCGGCTTGCGCATTCGAGATGTAATGTTCGTGGGGTTCGCGAACGCCGTCACCTCGACGTGCGGCAATTATTACGCCGACCACATATTTTTCGACACCACGAACGGCCTGACGAATCCCACCGGCGGCGACGTGGCGTGGATCAAGGACAGCGAGGGATTCCCCTGGCTTGCGGAGGGATCAGCCTGGAATCAGGTGCAATGGACGATTGCGAGTATGGCCGACAACGGCAGTGGTGCGATCCGGTTGACGATCACGCCCGCGACGGTCGGCGGCAGCACGGTCGGCCTGACGGACGCCACAATCGCTTTCACCGCCTCGCAGACCGTCGCGGCGACGATCCTGTCCGCCGCCGGCATCACGTCGCCAAATGGCCGCGTCACCATTTCGATCGTGGACAACACGCACGCGGACGTGGTGGGCTCGTCCTACTCGGGCACATATACGGCGAACTCGGGCACGCTGACGATCACGGCGCAAGAGCGCAGCGGCATAGCCTACTCCGTGCAGTCGGGTAATGGCGCGTCGCTGATCAACGATTTCAGCTACGGCTGGCACGTTCATGAACAGTTCGGCGGCACGACGCAAAACGGTCAGGCCGTGGGCGACCGCTGCGACGGCACCGGGCTCGATCCGACTTCGATCTGCTACGATATTGAAGGCGGCGCGCAGAACATCACGGTCATAAGCGACTTCGCCTCGGGCCACGGTATCGGCGCCGAAGTCAACTCGACCTTCAATGGCGGGCAGCACACGTTCGTGCATCCGAAGATGTCGAGCAGCTTGTATACCGCGGGCCTGACGAACAACACGCTTTACGGGCTGCGTGTGGATGCGGGTTCCGTCACGGTTGTTGGGGGCGCGGTCTACAACAACGCTTATATCGGCGACTCCGCCGGCACGGTGAACCTGCTCGGGGTGCATCAGGGGTCTTCGTTCAGCTTCACATACCAGTCGGCCGCTGATCAGAACAAAGTCAACGTGCTCGGCGGCGAGAACGTATCGCAGATCAACCTTCCCTGGGTGATCGCGGTAACGAACCCCGGCACGAATTTGGCCGTGCTCAATATCGACCCGGCAGGCGCGAATACCACGGATTTCCTGGCGATGGACCAGGGCCGAGTGATGTTCGGCAACGACTCCGGGCTGGACAGCGGCGGTGCCGTGGAAATCGGCGGCGGTGCGAGCAAGGGCGCGGCGATTCGCGTCAATGCCAGCAGCAACATGCATTTCGGCAACGGCAGCTTGGCAGCCATGTTCCGCAGCAACGGGGGCATTGACCTGGGGCTCGGGACCGGCTCGCCGGCCGCCGGCGCTGCCGAGGTGCGCTTGAATGATCACGTTTTGTGGACGAAGCAGACAACCTCGCCGACGTGCTCGGCGAGCACGACCTGCACGCCCGCCGGCACGGACATGGACGGCCACGCTACCCTGGCCGCGGGCACCGTCACGCAGGTGACGGTGACGTTCAACCTCGCCCGCTTGACCGGACCAAATGCCTGCATTGCGAACGGAGCGGACAGCAGCGGCAACCCCGTGATGGTCGTGCTGTCGAGCGCGCCCACCACGACGCAAGCCATCTTCAAGGCAGCGTCCTCGATCGGCGGCGGCACCTTGTGGTGGCACTGCCAGTAATGGGCGACGATCTGACGCTCGCCGTGGGCGAGCTCCAAGGGCGTGTGAAGGCGCTGGAATCGCGCGCCGACCGGCACGAAACCACGGTCCACGAACAACTGACCAGCATCAACGGGAAGCTCGACAAGGTGGTGACGCAACTCGCCGAAGGTCGAGGCAAGTTCGGCCTGCTGCATTGGCTGGTCACAACGGCGATTGCGGGCGCCGCGGCGCTGGCCGGCTGGTGGCATGCGCATGTCGGCTGACGCCGCGCTCGCGCAACATGGCAGCATCCGCAAGGCGGCGGCTGCCCTCGGCATCCCGGCCAGCACGTTCCAGAACCGGCTTGCCGCGGAGCGCGGACGGGCCGCCCGTGGCGAAACAGGCGGCCCGCCGGTCCCGCCGATCGCCAAGCCCGCGCCGGGCTTCGTGGTGCGGCGGAACAGCGGCGAATACGACGCTGCGGGGAACCTGCGGCGCCAGTGGATCGAGAGCGGCCAGGGCAACACCGACGGGTGGGAGGTGCCGGCGGGCCACGTCGTCAAGGGTGAGTCCGCGCTGCTCGACCCGGGCGGAAACGTGCTGGCGAAATGGGTCAAGACACGCGAGGCTGGCGCCGGCGCACACCTGATCGAAGCGCTGCAAGAGGCGTTCGCCGGCTTCCGGGGCGCGGCCGGCGCGGCCCAGGCCCCCGTGGAGGCCGAGGGCGATCTGTTGACGGTCTATCCGCTGCCAGATCTGCACTTCGGGATGCTGGCGTGGGGGCGCGAGACGGGCATGCGGTTTGACGCCCGGATCGCAGAAGACACGGCCCTGCGCCGCGTCGGGTCGTTGGTGGCGCAGTCGCGGCCGAGCACGCACGCCGTGCTGCTCGGGCTCGGCGACTACTTCCACGCCAACGGGGGCAAGCCGGTGACGCCGCAGTCCGGCCATCAACTCGACGTAGACGGCCGGTGGCCCAAAGTGTTCGCCGCCGGCGCGCGTCTTGCCACCGCGCTCGTTGACCTGCTGTGCCGCAAGCACGCCTCCGTCGAAGTGGTGATGCTGCCCGGCAACCACGATCAGGACGCGGCCGTGTCGCTGACGGTCGCGCTGGCCCTGTTCTACGCCAACAATCCACGTATCGAGGTGCATCAGGAACCGGGCATTGCCTGGTATCGCCGCTTCGGCACTTGCCTGCTCGGCGCCACGCACGGGCACACTGTGCGGCCGGCGCAAATGGCGATGATGCTGGCAACCGATCGAGCCGAGGATTGGGGCCAAGCCAAGCACCGCGCCTTCTTCTTCGGCCACGTCCACCACGAGTCCGTCCTCGAGGTGGGGCCTGTTCGCGTCGAGAGTTTCGGCAGTCCCGCTGCGCGAGACGCCTGGAACGCGGCGGCCGGCTATCGCTCGGGCCGCGCGCTGACCGCGATCACCTTCCACCGGGAAGACGGGGAGATCGGGCGACATCGCGTTTCCTGTTGATTTGGCGCGTCGGTGTGGTAGCCCATTGGGCGACATTCTGGAAAGGAATCCAGCGTTGACGGGAGACAACAACCCGAAGGATGCGTGCGGCAAGCGCAAGCCGCCGCTCCGTTTCGTGCCGCCAGCACTCGCGCTCGCCGTCAGCGAAGTCATGGAGAACGGGGCCGCGAAATACGGCCCGTTCAACTGGCGCGAGTCCGCGGTCAACCTGACCACCTACATCGAAGCCGCACAACGGCACCTGATGTGTCTGCAAGACGGCCAGGACATCGACGTGGAAAGCGGCTGCGAGCACGCCGCGCATGTTGCGGCGTGCATGGCGATCATCCTCGACGCACATGCGCTCGGCAAGCTGGTGGATGACCGCTTTTGGCCCGGCGCGGCTGCTGACCTGATCGCCGAGCGCGCGCGGCGTGAAGCGGAGGCCGGCCCATGATTACCGCCAAGGCGGCCGTGCCCTCCGTATATCTGCCGTTCACGCCGGCAGATTTCGACAACGACATTGCCCCGTTCACGCTGCAACAGGAAGAAGGCGGCACATGCACCGCGACGCCCGGCGATCCGGGCGGTATCACGAAGTGGGGCGTCACGCTTCCCACATTGGCGGCCTGGCGCGGCCGTCCCTGCGCGGCTGATGACGTGCGCGCCCTCGACTACGCCGAGGCCGTTGCTATCGCGCACGCCCAATACTGGAACGCTTTGCAAGCGTTCGGCCTGCCGCGCGGCGTGGCGCTGATGGCGTTCGATCACGGCTACAACGCGGGCGTCGGGTGCTCGGCGCGCGTGTTGCAGCGCGTGTTGGGCGTGACGGTTGACGGCCGGATCGGGCCGGTGACGACCGGGACCGCGCGGGCCGTGACGGACATGCGTGCGTTCCTGGCCGACCTCACCGCGGCGCAGGAATCCGACTACCGCGGCAAGGCCGACTTCCCGCGATTCGGCGCCGAGTGGATCGGCGATCCGCACGGCTCGGACGACTGGCACCGGCTCGGCCGGCTCGGCCGCCGTCACGCTGCGGCACTGAAGCTGGCCGCTCTCTGATCCCCGCCGGCGGGTTGCCGGCAACTCCCTGCAAGGAAATCCGGATGATGTGGAATCGTGACTCGTATCGGGTCGCGCTGCGCGTCGGCGGCGTGATGGCGGCCACAGCCGTCTCCATGCTGCTCGCCGCGCACGCCGCGCACGCGCAGACCGCGGACACCGACCCCGTCGCCACGCTGCTGTCGTCGCTCGGTTACGGCAAGTATGTCGTGCTGTGGCTCGCGCTGGTCGGCACGTTCTCGCACCTCGCGCCCTTCTACCCGCCGACATGGCCCGGTGCGGCGCTCGTTCGGAGTCTGGCGCTGCTGGTCGGGCATGCCAAGCCCGCGGTGCCGGTCTCGGCGGGCGACGCGGCCAAGACGGCGGCTGCCGTGATGTGGCTCGGCCTGCTCGGCGTCGGGTCGTTGACCGCCTGCAGCCTCGCCCCGGCGGCGTGCAAGGTGGACGAAGCCGCGGTGCCGCTGGCCGACGACGTGGCCGAGGCGGCGGGCGGCGTGTCAGCGACAGCCGCCGCGGTGGTGCATCCGGCCGTCGTGGGAGCCTGCGCCCCCGCGAAGTAATCTCCCGGGCGAAAATTCTGCGGCTTGTGGGCGCGGGGCGCAAGCTCCGCGCCCCGCTGCAGCACCCCGGCCGGCGCTGCTGGAACGCACGTTTCGCCGCCGTCGCTCAGCGAAGCTTGACTCGTGATAATGAGAGGGTCCGTAATATAACCGTTGACCAACGGGGATAGCGGGGATGTCACTGATTGACAGCCCGGAGCACTGGCGAGCGCGCGCGACGCAAACTCGCTCGCTGCTTGACCAAATCTCTGATCCTGAGTCCAGGCAGTCTATGCTGGAGATTGCCGAAAGCTATGAACGCTTGGCGTTGCGTGCCGAAGCGCGGCGGCATTGCACATTGCCGCCCGAAGCCGAGGCGCCGCAGTGACCGGCCATCTACCAGGGGCGGCCGATCGGCCGCCCTATTGGTATCGCGGGCCGTTTGGGAAACGGCGTCAGCCTCCCTTCTCTGCCCGGCGAACCTTCAAGCCCTCGTGCGGGTCCTGGCGGCTCCGCTCACCGTTCGCGTTCGTCTAAGCAGATTCTTGCGGGCTGACCAACGGGCCGTCGGCGCCATACGGCCAGCCATGTAAGGACCTCAGCCGCGAGGCGATGCGCGATCCGTTGGCCGGACCGGGAATCTCTGCTTAGGCGCCGTCGCCGATCCGCTCTCGCGGGCGGCGCCTCGACGTCAGGGCGACCGCGGGGTGCTTGGTCTCGGCGGTATCCTGACTAGAACATCGATCTTGAAGTATACGAGCGGCGCAATCAGCCAGTCGCTTAGAAGCCGCTAGGATTTTAGATCGCCTTGCTCAAACTCGATATAATCAAAAGGGTCACCAAGATTTCTGCTGTAGTTCACGGCAGCAATTTGTAACGCGGCATCCTTCGCGGCGTCATATTCCGGTTTTGCCGCATCAAGTTCTATACACGCCGTAACTGTGAGAACGTATTTCATTTCGCCGTCGCGCTGCTTCACCCGACGCCGCCGCGAATTTATTGCATACAAATGCTGAAAATCCATGATTCTCCCCGGAATTCGAAACGACATCCGCAGCCAGCAGGCGCGAACTGGCTCTCGGCGTCAACGTCGCGGTCGCCTTTTCGTTCCCCGGCGCCCACGTATCGGTTCGGCGATGGGGGATTGTCGGACAGCACAGCCGGCCAACGCACTTATGCAATTTACGGTTGACAAACGCGGAAACGTGATGTCCGATCACAGCGGACCACCGGGGCGTTACCAGCACCCCGGCGGCCCTAACCCCAAACAGACGAGTGTAGCGTCATGTTCAAGGCTGCCCCGGATCGTAGCGCCCGGCGCGCTACGGCAAAACAGATTCTCCTACCCACAAGCGAAGTCACGACCCTGTTCCGCGCCTGGCGGCGGCTCGACGGCGACATTGCCGGGACGCTCCCGGATAGCGCCATTGAGGCGATCAGCGACCGGCGCGAAGCGCTGGCCGAGCGCATGGCCCAAACCCCGGCCCGATCCAAAGCGGACATGGGCTGCAAGCTGCTGGTGGCCTTCCGCGAAGGCCGGACAGCCGTAGGCCGCGCGCTGTTGATCAGCGTCGCCGCCGACTGCGGCGTCGTGTTCGAGGGCATGACCGGGTTCTGCTGACCCGTTCGCGAAGGCGGCGCGTCTACCCGCGGCGCCGCCTCGCTAACCCTCGCCTTCGCGCTCCATCTCCCGTGCCTTCTCAAGCCCGAGCTTCACCAGCCGGCGGATCACCTCGCCGCGGCTGCGGATGTGGTGCGCGAACCCCCACGTGTCGATTTCGGCCAATTCGGCCGGCGTCATCAAAATTTGGATTCGTTCGGTTTTGTTCTCCATCGGGGCCGCACCCTAAGCGGCCGGCGTAAGTCATTCAATATGCGGAATATGCGCAGCGTGTGCAGGTGATGGACCTTGCGCAAGCATCTCGCGAAATCGTAATAACAGGATCGTGATCAACACAAAGGGCGATCCACCATGCTCGACGGTTTCACCTGGAACCTCGCAATTCCACTCGTGCAAGCTGCGACAGACGCCGAGGATGCAGATGCCGAAGTCAAACGTTTGGCAAAAGAATATCAGGACTGGCCTGGCGCGTGGCCGGCCGCCGCGGAGCGACGGATGGATTTCGCCATCAACATTTACACAGCGGCGGTGCAGACAGTGGCGTCTATCCCGGCGGGCAACATCGCGGAGCTATCCACGAAAGCCCGGGTCTACCTGATCGCGGCCGAGGACACCTGCGGGATCGCCGTCGCGCGGTCGCTGGCGTCGGACGTCTTGCGCCTGCTCAGTTAGGCCGACCGCGGCTGATCGCCGAGGCCCGTGACGGTTGATTGCTGATCCAGCCGCGTCGCTATACGGCCGTCTCGACCCAACACGAGGCGGCCGTTCGCGGGTCCCGAGCTAGGCCATCAACGGCTGCCTTGGTGCTGTCCTCGATCGCCAACTTGCCGCCGAGCTAGCGGCCCGGCGCCTGATCCAGCCGCCTCACAATATGGCCGTCCTTGCATTCCACGAGACGGCCGTTCGCCGGGCCGGCGCACAGTAGCCGCTCACCGTCCGCAATTGCCTTGGCGTTGTCCGCGATCCGGCGCTGCATCGCGTCCCACTGCAGATTACAGGCGTAGGTCGCGCGCTGCTGGGCGCCGGGCGGCACGATCAGTGCAACAGCCCCGGCGGCCGTCACCACGACCGAACTGTTCGCACGGACTTGCTCGGCCATGCAGCGCGTCCACCAGTCATCCGCGTGTGCGGCTGGCGCGGCCAGCAGCGCGGCCAGCGCGAGCCCCGGCACGATCCGAAAGGTGTTCATGCCGGCACCGTAATACGGCCTCGGCGCTCGCATAAACGGGGGTAGTCTATCAGTTTGCATTGATCAAAACTGAGACACCCAGCAACGCTGCTGATGAGCCATTCGCGAATCGCGAGACTTGGATTCGCTGAAAAGCCACTGTGCGTCAAGCAAAATTTGCGGTCACACAAATTACTAATTCTCCATATTTGTGATATGATGTTTCCCAGGTCGCCGTCGTCAGACAATCTTATTGCTCATTAGACGTCAAATCGGCAAGTTTCTCGGATTGGGCGATTCAACAAAGAATCGCGCTTTGCGGAAAAAATCGCCGAACGGCCGTTTCTGGCAAACAGGTTCCAAGTCAACGACTTGTAAGACATTGATATACCTTGTGAAGAGCGGATGAAGGTGCTACTTTATCGCCCGCCGGGGCGTTGTCCTTGGCCACAGAATTGGCACGGAAAACGATATGGCAAAGGGTCCCAGGGGTGAGCAGAGACCGGCGGACGTGATCGGTTGCGCTGCGACTGTGGGACGCCTGTCGGCAGGGTTCGAAACCGAAGAGCTGAAGGAACCCTCCGGCCGCGTGCAGGGGCACGCTGGCGCTAAGGCGCGTGCGGAGAATGTAGGCGAGGACGAGCGCAAGGCGGCGGCGCGGAAGGCTGCCGGCGCGCTCTGGGAATAGGAAATATGGCGGCGATACTGGCGCCAGATAAAGCCAAGATACAGGAGGCCCTCCTGTATCTGATGAATCGTGCCCCAAAACAGACGCAATACGATCTTGTTAAGGCGCTGTTTCTTGCAGACAGAGCGCACATGAATAGACATGGGCGACCTGTTACGTTCGACAATTACGTTGCTATGGAACATGGTCCAGTCCCGTCGTTAGCATATGATGCCCTAAAGCCAAAATTTGGCTACTTGAAGAGATTTGGCGAAGAAAGGCCGTGGGTGTATCAGTCAAAAAAAGACGCCGAGCAAGTCCATTTATTTACAGCCAAACGGCGCCCTAACATGGATTATCTGTCGAGGACAGATATAGAGGCTCTTGACCGAGCGCAGGACATTGTGTCGAGTCTAACATTTGACCAACTTAGGCGGCTTACGCATGAGGACCCCGCTTACATCGAGGCGTGGAATCGGCGCGGCAATTCGCTAAGTTCCAAGATGAGATTGGATTTATTAATTGAGAACGATGGAGAGTCACTGGCTGAGGATTTGGCATACGTGTCGGCAAATGCTTAATGCCAGACGTCGGAGCTGTTATTGGCTTTTCCACAAGTAAGGTTATAGGCAAAGAGAGGGCCTATAAGTATCACTTGTGTGTATGCTCCAAGACGCGGCAATACATATTTGTATGCGGCAAAAAATATAGCAGCGATGATTTTCCGTTACTCAAAGAGCATTGCAACAGAATGCCATACGAAACAAGTTATTTGTCGATTTGGAAAGTGATGCACATCGCGAAGCTTCCGAAGGGAGCTGACAGAATGTGTATTGTGTCAACCGAATATCTGGAAAGCTTTCTTGAACACGTCCGGCATGCTGATACGATTACGGAAATTCATCGCACTAAGGTTGTCATCGGCATAATAACCCACCTAACTGAACTAAATTGTAACCGATGCGAGCGGGGCACCTGGATCGAGATGATGCGCGCGGGCAAGCTGTGAGCGTTGGAGTAGGCGCACAGGTGTCTAGATGGGAAGCGTCGGCGATCGTGCCATGCATCAAGACAGGCACG